GTTCCATATCCTTGTGCCTCACGGATCTCATCTTTTCTGAATACCATCGCCTGACGCATCCAATGAACCAACTCCTTCTTATCACCTTCCAATTCAGGATATACATCGGTATCAGACATTACTACCAAGCTGTTATCTCCATACCATTGACGAACCATCTTAGTCCACACATCATCCATCTTCCTCAACAACGGCAATACGCAGTTCGTAATCACTCGAGTATCACCTGTCTCACTATTCGCCAATGTTCCTTGCGGAGTCAACAACTGCGATGGATATCCGTAGATGTTAGCAATCTGCCTTTCCAAGTCAGCGTTGAAGTCTAAGATACCCATGTCCACAGGACTCAAGCCTATCTGCACCCACTTCAGGTCACTCGGAGTCACAACAATGTCTCCTGCGTTGTGGGCACCCATGTGGTTCTGTCTAAACGAATCGTTAATCGCAACCGCCTGCTCAGCAGTCAACTCACTCTGATCGCTGTGTCGTGCATTACCACTTACAATACCACTAGGACCCATGTTCGCAAACAACGACCCCTGAGCCACATCAGCATATCTCTTCTGAGAGATAATACTCACACTAGACCTTAACGGGCTCAACCCCCAGAATGTACTCTCATACCCTTGCCACTCAGACACAGGGTTGAAGTACTTGAAGTGAGCTATCTGCTCGTTGGGTATAATATTCTCAAAGTTATATGTAATCGCATACCCTGCCAACGGCTGAGTTCTTTCTCCTGACATTACAGGCTTCACAGTCGGACTCGGAACACTCCACAACTCAATCGGCTGCTTGGCTCTCACTCCTGCACCAGGTACACTAGCGTAAACAATCGCATTCCCCGTAATCAACAGATATCCTGCAACTTCTTCTCTCAACTGTCTTCCCGTACTAGTCGGGTTCGGCATATCCATCAACTGCAAGAACGGATGCGATTCCACAGACTCAAACGCTTTCACCCTCAACTTCGCCAACTCCGTAGCATTCTCCTTACTCTTTAAATACTTTCTCTTAGCGTAATACTTCTCTGCAAACCGCTTGTCCTTAATCTTATACAACATCGGTGCAGCATCCGCACTCTTCTCTACTATCTTAGAAACTACTGACTGAACAACAGGGATAGCCTTATACGCTTTATCAATGTAAATACCATCCTTTGCATCATAAGGCATCCATACTCCCTTAATATACTGCCATTGCAAAGCCACAGGCAAACCTGCATCCTTAGTTCTAAACGCTTTCAGTAGATTCATCTATATCTCACTTTTTTGTAAAAGTACTAATTTTACCTAAATAATTTTCCTTTTATCAACACGAACCCATTACTTCGGTTCTTGACCATCAACTCAGTCAATCCCCATACCAACGCATCCACTCTATCAGGAGACTTCCCCTTGTCAGGATCGAAGGTAACCATCTGACTCTCTAGCAACGGAAAGCTCCCTACATGGTACACCTGACCCTTCTCATACAACGAATACACAGGCTCCGCTCTCACATACTTTCCCTTGGTAGCAGATACTAGCTTAATCCTCGTAGTAGTCCCCTGAGCCTTCAACACAGCCTCCACCATGTCTCCTCCTTGGTTCTTCTCCGCCACAATACAATCCGCATTCCACCTGAACGCTGCATCGTTTGCAATCTTCGCCCAATGATTCGGAGAATACTTCCCACTCAAATCCTCCAACACATACCCAAACCCTTCCTTACACTTACCAACCACGATGATACCCGTCTCATCACTATTCATGTTCGCAGTCACAGCAGGGTCTAACGCAACCACAATCCGCTTCAAGTTCGGAGCTTCATCAACCCTAGCCTTGCCAATGATAGCCCTGTTCCACAACATCCCTTCAGCATCATCCAACCAAGTACCCATGAACAAGTGGTCATACCTTGCCCTATTCTCTCGCTTGGTCTTCTCAGCAGCCTGTATGAACGATTCACTCAGATTTATCTTATTATCCAAGTAAGTCGTGTGGATATAAGTCGTATCCTTTCTCTTGTTCTTTACAAAGTCCTTATATATCCAATGACTCTTGTAACTTGGGTTCATTACCAATATCACCCTGTTATAGTTATCCTTCGCCCTGATACTCAAGTCTACCTTATCAAATATCTCAGGGTCTGTCAATTCCTCAGCCTCATCTACTACCCAGGTCGACAATCCAGCAATTGACTTCAAGTTCGCAGTATTTACTCCTGAGCTAGTTTTTATTCCACGAAATAGAATTTTAGAACCTGTCAGCTTATTGATAATCTCACTCTGAGTCACATCAAAGTCATTCATCTTACCCATAATCTCAATCTTATCCAAGAACTCTGGAATAATCGAAATAAACGCAGACACCAAGGTGTATCTAGTGAAAAGAATCACATGACCCTTCTCATAAGTCAAGTTTAACAGAAACAAAGCCAAAGTCCATGATTTACCACTTCCTCTACCACCAGTAATCAAATAGTACCTCGTGTCAGGCTGCTCATAGAATAATGGCTTGTAATCGTCTAAAAGTTGAATCATAGCTAAATTAATTAATTGGGGATTTCCATTTTACGTTTGATTCCTGTACACTCAGAAACATACCCCCCCTAGGGTAAATTAGTTAATTGGGGAATTCCATTTTCCAACCTTGTTGCATACACTCACAACAATACCCTACCCCCTCCGCTTATTCGTCTATGCGGGTAAGCGTTTCATTATCAACGATTTGCGCTTCCTGTATTTCTATAGTCTTGCTTATCCAATGAATGGGAGGGGCTACCTTTTCCCCATTGGAAGTGATGTCGATTTGTTGCTTAGGTAGTCCCAACCGATAAGCTAACCAAAGTTTCAAGGCCTGTGTATCGCCTTCCTCGCACTTTCGTAACAAGGCAAGCCATATCTTCTCAGGTACGGCGATCGCATCCATTTGTTCAATTAGCTTTATTTCTTGCACTTTCGGTTTCCTCCCAGCTCCTGGTCGAGCTCCGCCGTTTTGTCCCATATCCTTACAAAGTATTGTAAATCTGAAATAAAGTGTTTATTCAGTCCTTAAAGGTAATTGAAAAAAATATACCAATTGATAAAAAATATTTACTTAAATACTTGACTTGTATTTACAAACCTTTGTACATTTGCTTAACATTTAACCCTAACTAATTAACTATGACAGACTTACTAATTATCGGATGCGGAACTTTGTTGATTTTCGCCTTGACTTATTCACTAACCCTTAAAACTCAGAAAGCATGAAAAAGACCTTGAAAGCGATTGGACTAGTCATTTATTACATAGTCGCATTGATTCCAATTTTTATTTTGGGATACATGCTAGGCTTAAAACTTATTTAATAAACAAACACAAATACGAAACAAAATGAAGACTCAAAATTTATTAGGAACTGGTAACACAAAGTTAGTTCGAACTGCAAAAGAATTTGGCGTAAGGATTTTCAACTTTTCAATCCCCGCTGGTAATGACAAGTTAACGGGAAAAATTACTTGTCCCTTCGCTGGTAAATGTTTAAAGCTATGCTATGCAAAGAAAGGATTTTATAACATGCCATCCGTTGAAAATGCCTTATCCTTAAGAAATCAAGCAACCAGAGAAGCGGATTTTGTTGAGCGAATCAATAACGAACTAGCAAAGGTTAAAAAGGATAAGCAAACCTATGTTAGGATTCATGATTCAGGTGATTTTTATTCGCCTACTTATTTTCAGAAATGGCTAACAATTGCAAAGAATAATCCGTCCGTCCGTTTCTATGCATACACCAAATCGCATTCTTTTATCCGTGGTATTGAGTTACCAGAAAATTTTGACCTGATTTTTTCTCTGGGATCAAAGAATGATGAATTGATAAATACAGAAACCGAAAGGCATTCAAAGATTTTTTATTCAGCGGATGAAATGAAGGATAATGGATATTCAGATGCATCCTATCTAGATATTTTGGCCACAAAATGGCATACTGAAAATCACAGAATTGGTTTAATCATTCACTAAAATAAAATCAAAATGAACGCTCAAAATTTATTGAATTACTTAATAGAATTAAAGAATGAAGGTCAAGACCTTGATTTAATTACTTTAAACTTTCGAAGTGATATGGATTCAGACATTGAAGAAATAACCTACTGCGGTGAAGACCTTTTTTGCGAAAAAGATAATTCAACCCTTAAATCTTTAATTTTCCTTAGTCAACAAGATTAATATCCTATTTAATTAAACATAAAACACGAAACGAAATGGCATTTTACCCAACAAGCGAAACGGCAAAAAACGAGGTTTTAGAGTTCGCAAAAGAGCATTTGACAATTGATGACGCAAAAAAGATTTTAGAGAAACACGGCTTTTTTGTTGAAAATCTTTGGCATGTTAGTGATGTGAATGAATTTTATATCTGTGATGATGATACGGCACAAAGCATTTTGGCCAAATCTTTAAACAATCACGATTCAGTATTTGAAGCAATTGATTATTTCGCAAATGAATTAAACCTAGATAGAAAATGATTGAACAAATAGACCTTTTCGAAACCCCTAATTTATGGCCTTCAGATTTGAAGGCCTTACTTGTTTCATAGATGACAAAGGAACAAACTTATAGCAATTTAATAGACCTTGAAAATGACCTTAAAAATCTAGGTTATTCTATCCAATACGGATTGGATTGCATGGCCTACAATTTGCAAAAAATACAGCCTTAATTTCAGCCTATTTTTAGCCCGTTTAAGACCTTCAAATTTTACCCTATGTCACTACATTAAAATAAAAATATCTCTTTACTACGGCCCTAAAAATGCCATCCTTTGCCTTTCTATGTAGCTAGGTTGCCATGCCATGCCGCGACCGACCGACCTACGAATGGTAACGGCCGACCGCGACCCCATAGTGTAAAACATGGCGGAAAACCCCCTAGTGTAAAACATGGCGGAAAAATAGCCATAGTGTAAAACAGAATGAAAAGTACCGTAGTGGAAAATAAAATGGGTTCGACCCCCTGGTGGAAAATAAAATGTCTAACAAATGTCTACGGAATGTCTAAGACCAGACCCCCATAGTGTAAAACAAAACCATTTATCCTACAAAATTACCCTTAGTGTAAAACAAAAATAATTTTGACAATTCACTTGCATTTGTTGTGCAGAGTCTTGTACCTTAGCATCACACTAAACAATAACAATCATGTTAAAAGATCACCACTTTATTCTTGAGCAGTCAGGCTTTAGCCTTGAACTCGAATCCTTCCAAAACGAAGGCATTGTCCTAGACCTATTCTTTGGCAATGGCAAGTCCCTTACCCTAGAGTTGTATGATGACCTCAACGAGCGGTTTACAGACCACTATCGGGTTATTTGTGCCATCCTTGATCCTTTTATTGTTGAACAACTAGAAGCCAATGTAAGACAATGCTTTACGAAATGATGACTGCCACCGAGTACGGTGTACT